GTCAGCGATCTGGCCGGTAAGGCCGGGACCGGTGTTGCCAATTCCTTCACACACGGGCAGACCGTCACCGCCGCCAGTGGAGAGGTAGGGATTACACTTCAGGCCGCAAGTAACGCCAACGCCATCTCCGTCAAGGATTCGGGCGGCACCGTGAGGACGACCATCGACAAGGATGGGTATGGATTCCCCGTTCGATACACATTCGTACTCGGGGCCGGTAGTGCGGTCACTACCGGAACCGACAAGACCAATTGGTTGACGGTCAATCGGGCTGGAAAGATCGCTAAGGCGTCGATTGTCGCAAAGACCGCCCCGAATGGTGCGGCACTGATCGTGGATATCCTCAGATCGGCTGACAACGGATCGACGTTCACCTCGTTATGGGCGTCCACACCCGCCAATCGGGTGCAACTGGCGTCCACCAGTAAGACGGGGTCACAGACGAGTTTTGATACAACCAATCTTTCCGAGGGTGACCTACTCAGGATCGACGTGGCACAGGTCGGTAGCGTGGTGGCGGGGCAGGATGTGACGGTTCAATTGCTCACCTTGGCGAGGAATAATTAATGGCGACATCAAATTTCGATGCGAACAATTCGGCAATCTCGTACACCGGCCCGTGGGGGGACGGCTATCAGGCGAGTGCGTCATGTCGGTACGTACCGTCTCAGTACGCCACCTTTGATTTTTCAGCCACCGGCACAGCATGCACGATCAATGTGGCGGTCGGGTCACTCTCCAGCCTCACCATCACCGCCAGTGTGGACGGCGGGGCGTTCTCGAATCTCACGCTGCCAGGATCGACTAATACCTACTCCTCGGTGACTGTCTTCACCGGGCTGTCCGATGCCAGCCACAGCGTCACGATTCGGTTAGTCGGTACGAACGCTAATATGTTCTACCTTGCGGCTACATCGGCAATCTCGGTGACGGGTGCCAGTCCAGCACTCACCGCCAATTCCACGTTTTCGGGAATGACTTTTTACAACGTTGCCGACCTCTTACCCCTCGGTGTAGAGGGCGACTGGGGGCTGACACAGGTCTCAGGATTCTCCCTCGGCTACCAGCGTCCCGCCTGTCTCCTCGCCAAGACTCCGGACGCCTCGATGCGATTCCGTAGCAATGCGACGACCATCCGAGTTTTTGCACAAATCAATAATACCTGGGTCAAGATCTATCAGGATGGTGTGGCGGTCGGGAGTAAGACCAGACTCCTCGCCGCCAACACGAACCCGGCGGTGACGATCAATACGATGGGGTGGGTGACTCTCGCCACGGGCCTGGACGGATCGTGGCACGATTACACGATAGTGGAGTGTGACACCGGTGGTGCGGTGATCGCCGGGGTGGGGACGATCGGTGGCACGATCGATCTGTCATCCACCGGGGTCTATCCACGTCGAGGTGCCATCGTCGGGATCGGGGATAACATCATCTCCGGACAGTCCGGGACGTCTGCTGACAGCACTCTGGGAGTGCTGTGGAAACTCGGATTGGCGACGAATCGCCCTGTGCATAACGGCGGTATCGACTCCTCCACTCTAATGGGTGCCAGTGGTACTCCCGGCACGGAATTCCGCTATACAGACGGCACGGGCTATGCCGCTCTGGGCAACTCCACCGTGGATTACGTACTCGTCTGCGTCGGCATCAACGATATCAATGTGGCGTCACCGGTTCCGACCACGAATTTCCAAAAGTCGTATCAGAACATGCTGACAGGGATTAGAAAAAGCGTTGGACCGAATACGAAGATCCTCGCACTAGGGATGCTGCCGACGACGACGACGAACGGCGGCGCCAATCGATCAACGTATAACACGTCGATCTCGGCAGCGGTTACGGCGGTGTCGGACGCCAATACCTCCTACATCTCCACTGACACCCTGTGGGGCACCGGGGGCAGTCCTCCGACCTCGACACAGATTAACGCCAATGTGAATGGCGATGGTCTGAATCCGACCGCCACGGGGTATGATGGTCTGGTCTCTCTACTACAGCCCTACATCACTACGTGGAGTCCGCCGGCTACTGGTGGGGTGGTGAACTTTGCGTACTGATAAGGAGGCGGATGTTTGACTGTTATTCTATGGTCGCCGGGTGTGCGGTACTGGAGATTCCGGCTTGGCCAAGACAACTATTCAGTCAAGAACTGGTTTTATACTTATGCAGTCTCGTTGACTTCTCGGTGATGATCTATGCGGGTCATCTGCCTCAGTATGAGGCATGGCGGAACATGCCGAGTTTCCCCGCCATCGTGTATAACCGCATCTCCTCCCAGCACGTCCATCACCTTAGGGGAGGGGCGGGTATCGCCAAGGCGAGGTATCAGATTGACTGTTGGGGGCGGTCTCTCGACGATTCCGAGGATCTCGCCGAGAAGATCAGACTGAGTCTCCAGGGGTACGCCGGACCTATGGGTAACGCCGTGGTCACCGCCGTGGTACTCGACAGCATGTTTTCAAATTACGAGGGTCCGGTGGACGACAGCGATATCGGTCTCTACCGGGTGTCGTCTGACTACCTGATCTGCTATCGAGAGGCAGTGCGGGACGTGGTCTGATTTTCGAGGGGATCGGGCATATCTACCTATAGTATCTAGATGACTATAGGAGTCCTATGCCTGATCCTCTGATCGTCCCTGCCCATAACACGAAACTGAAAGTAAAGATCAGTACCACCTTTGTCGAGGTGGTCGGGGTCACCACTCTATCCGTGTCCGGTTGGGGCACCGAGTCCATCCCGACCACGCACCTATCCAGCACGTTCAAGACCTCTCGGCCATCTGCGGTGCCGAACGCTGCTACCCTAACGGGTACTCTGCTGTTCGACCCTGCGGATTCGACGCACGCCGCACTCAAGGCGATGTCGTGGACACCCACCATCACAGACTGGCAGGTCGTGCTAGCAGATGATGATGCCACTACGTATCAGTTCTCTGGCTACCTCAACGAGTTTGGCCTAGACTTCGGCGATCTGGACGCCAACGTAGAGGCCCCTTTCACCATCACGCAGGCTGCTGCCGCCACCGTGGTTACCCCGTAATAGGAGACTTAATGGCCATTTTAAATAAAGATGCAATATTGGCATCTAACGACCTTCCAAAAGAAGAGGTACAGGTAGACGAGTGGGGCGGAAGTGTCTACGTCCGTACCATGACGGCGAGTGAGCGTGACCGATTCGAGACGCATTTCCGGCCGGGCCAAAACGTCCGTGCCCTACTCGCCGTCTGCACCGTCTGTGACGAGAACGGTAAAGCGATCTTCGATGAGTCGGATGTGACGGCACTCGGTGCCAAGTCCGCCGCCGCACTCGACAAGGTGTTTACCGTGGCGATCAGACTGAACGGCATCGGCAAACGGGATGTCGAAGAACTGGAGGGGGAATCTCCAGCCAGCCACTGACGGCATTCCTTCACCGCCTCTGTCTATCACTCGGCGGCATGACGCTAGAGGAGATGGGGCAGAGGATGAGTAGTAGGGAGGTGAGTCGATGGCTGGCATACGATAACGTATATGGATTGCCAGATCCGTGGCAGCAGACAGCCATGATCTGCCGGTCAATGTCGGGAGGGAAACTGAGTGACTACATGCCCCGTCGAGTGAGGCGGAAGGGCAGGGATCGCAAGATCTCTCCGGAACAGCAGAAGATGATGATGAACGCAGTATTTGGGATAAGATCAAAAATGTAAAAGGAGATGGATGGCAGTCGTCGGGCAAATTAACCTCCTGATGTCGACCCAATTCGAGGCTTTCACGAAGGGGATCGCCAAGGCCAAAGACTCGCTAGAGGGTTTTAAAACTTACGTCCTCTCGGCACAGACGGCATTCGTCGGTGCGATGGCGACGATCGGTGCCGGTGCCCTCGTAGGTAGGGCGGTGAGTGCGGTCTACGATCTGACGAGTGCTTCGATCGAGGCTATCGATAAGACAGCCGACATGGCTGCACGTCTGGGTATGAGTACGGACGCACTACAGGGACTCCAATTCGCCGCAAAATTGACCGGCACAGAGGTGGACGCACTCGGCCCCGCATTTTCGAAGATGGGCAACACCCTCAGTGACGCCGTCGCCAACGCCGACGGTCCAGCGTCCGAAGCCTTTAAGCGCCTCGGCCTCGACGCTAAGGAGTTGATCGCCCTGTCTCCTGACGAG